GCATTTTCGACCGCTTGATGGTAGAAGCTGAGCTTGAGAAAACTCAGATCCTTCTGCCCTTCAAAGCATTCCTCACAGATTCCGCCGCGTCCGACGCCGAGCGTGATCTGCTGTGCGAGGTGAATTGGCCCTTCTGGGCTGCCCTCTATGTTGCAGGAATGTTCCGTGACTGGTTTAAATATGTCACGGCGGTCCCCCTCGCAGAGCTCGCAAGTGTAGGTGAGCCCTGCGTGCCGGAGCTCCCCAAGAGACCCGGCTTCCTTTCCTCACAACTCACGACCCCAACACGTTGTCTCCAGGCGATCTTTCCCCTGACAAATCGACGTGCTTGCCCGGTCTTGCAGCGACTTCTTACCCACTTGGCGGAGACCAAGATGAAGCGATCCTTTGGGTCCTCCATCAAGTCTCCGACCAAGCGCGCCATCCTGATTGCGACACGACTTCTTCGCATCAAGGACGCGACCCCTCAGGTCGGGTATGATTTCACTATTCGTGAGATTTCTGGTCACCATGACAGTCTGTCGAAACCCTCGCCCCTCGGCGACAAACTCGACCCTGCCATGAAGCGTATCATGACCACCGTGATTGACTGCTTCTTCCGCACCTCTCAGGACGACTTTGAAATCGTCCCTTGGGACAAGCTGAAGAACCGACTTTCGACCCGCTCCGGCGAGCTGCCCTCTGAGACAGCACTCAAAGCCGAGTACGACGAAGTCAACAATCCGGAGATCCCGGTACGCTACGATCGCCTCCGTGCGTCCGAGGGCATCCGTGCCCGTACCTGGGACCGCCACGTCAGCATCAACGACGTACGGTCCACCTTCGCGGTTACTCCATCAGGCAAAGTGCAAACGACGCTCGACAGAGAAGATTTCAGTTTTGAACATTCGTACAAACCTGAGATCGAACTTGTCCTGCGTTCCAAACACCCGCCGACCGCCGAAGTAATCGGACTCAAGGAGCCCCTCAAGCTTCGTGTCATCACTGTTTCCGACGCCGTTCTCCAGTATTACGGCTCTGGCATACAGAAAGACATCTGGCAGAGGCTCCAGCGAACGAAGATTTTCCACCTTACACATGGGAAGTCTGTGACCGAGATGATGAAAGTCATGAACAACCTTCTTCCCATGGACCCTATCAGCCTGCTCCTCTTCACAGACGAGCAAGGTTGGGTCTCTGGCGATTACAAGGGAGCGACTGACACTATCCCCCAGTGCACCACCCGCCACGCTGCCCGCATCTTGCTCTCTCACTACGCCTTCCCGGCGGAGCACACGAACAAGATGACCCAGGATGGCCCCGTCCGGGAGCCCACAATCCACTGCGGACTGAAAAGGAAACTCATTGAGAACCTTACAGCCGCTCTGTTGGATTACAGTGAGACTCTCCGCTCGGAGTACATCCGGGACGCCCTCCAATTCTTGGATAGGGAGTTCGGATCACGCGAGAACTGGTGGGTCGTGAACCTGCCGATGTCCGTAAACCTCATGCTCAATGCCGAATGGCTTGAAGAGGCAGGCATCTTCGAGGCAGTTCACACCCGTGCCAGCGATGTCCTACAACAATCAGGACAGCTGATGGGGAACATCCTCTCATTTCCCCTCCTTTGCATCATCAACCTCTCCACGTATCTCCTGGCGATTGAGACCTACGGTCCCGACCGCCACCCCTCCTCCCGAACTCCAGGCCTTTGGGTCTGGAACAACTCAGGAGGACTGGATCCCAGCAAGCCGGCATTCCATCCGGACGGGACCCTCCGAGATACACAGATGGTTCTTAATCCCCGCCTCACC